GAATTTGTTATTGCCACCGAAAAGACGCTTAAAAGTATGGGAATTCGCCTCATAATCTAATAAATAGAGACATGGCATCTCTACTTAAAAAGTTTGAAGGCGGATTATCCTATAACGAAATCAAATCGTTTACGGCTAAAGCTAGATCTTGGTATATTGATGAGTTACAAAATATCAAGGTTGGAAGTAGAAAACTATTTAATGACGATGAAACTAGATCACGGGGTCGTCTTCTACCCGGTAGATTATTCATGTTTTTCTATGATCCAAAACACAAAGACACACTACCCTATTACGATCGATTCCCGTTAGTTATGGTTGTTGATAAAGCACCAGGCGGTGGATTCTATGGGTTAAATTTTCATTACCTAGATTATCGTAAAAGAGCTATATTGATGGAACGCCTTTTGCAGTATAAAAATAATAATAAGTTTGATGAAACGACAAAACTTAAACTAAATTATCAATTGTTAAAGGGATCAGCAAAATTAAAAGCATTTAAACCGTGTTTTAAACACTATATTCCATCACAATTTAGAAGTCAGTTTAGGGAAGTTCCGGCTGAATATTGGGAGACAGTGTTGTTTTTCCCGAGCGAACAATTCAAGAAAGCAAGTAAACAAACCGTATTTTCAGATAGTAGGAAAGGTATCTAATGGCAGGGTTTTTACAAAAAATAGGAAATGCGCTTAACCCCACCTCGATTGAAGATATAAAAGGTTTAATATCTAAACGAAACGGTTTAGCAAAAAGCAATCGATTTGTAGTTTTTATGTCTCCACCTGGAGCCGGTTTACTCGCCGGCGGAGCAGCAGATCTACAGGGATATATTGCCGATGCCGCGTCAGGTCAGTTTAATGTTGGACAAATTTTTAATGATCCACGAGATATTGCCCTTTTGTGCGAAAGCTGCTCCCTTCCAGGAATTACAATGAACACAGTAGACTATCCTTTAGCGAGTTTTCGAAATACTGTAAAATATGCTACTGGATATACAAACGAAGATATTCAATTTACATTTCATATTACTAATGACTATTATATCAAAAAGATGTTTGAAAAATGGTCGAACAGTGTAATAAACAGAAAATCGTATACTGTAGGATATGATGAAGATTATAAAACCGATGTTATTATTCAGCAACTAAATGAAATCAATACTCCGGTCTATGGCGTAAAACTCCGCGGCGCGTTTCCACTATCAATTGACGCAATTGAATTAAGTAATGCTAATACGGATCAGACGCAAAGGCTAACTGTCACTATGGCGTATGACGAATATACCGAAGAAGGCGCATTGAGTACAGTACTTTCTTCTGGGAAAGAAATTTTTAACGTCGCGCGAAATTCATTTGATCGAGTAAGCAATTTTGTTAATAGATAAGGAAAACTAAATTATGCCACTACCAAAAATTCAAACACCTAAGTATACACTTACGGTACCATCAACAGGAAAAGACATTCAATATAGACCTTTTCTTGTTAAAGAAGAAAAACTATTGCTTGTGTCACAAGAAACCGATGATCCCAATCAGATTATCGACGCCATGAAACAAATCGTAGAAAACTGTACCTTCGGCGACATCAATGTTAATAAGCTAGCTACTTACGATCTAGAATATATTTTTCTTAATTTGCGTAGTAAAAGTGTTGGAGAAACAAGCACAATTAATATTAAGTGTAAAGAGTGCGGAGAATTGCACGAGTATGTAATCAACTTAAGTAATATCAAAGTGACAGACGGAGTGACGTCAGCAGATATTAAAATAAATGATGAAGTTGGTATTACGCTTAAATCAATCAAAGTCAAAGATATTAAAACAATCACTAATGCGGATTCTACGTCAAACTTGAATGTTGCGATTAGAGGTGTTATTGATTCTATTTACGATTCAAATGCAGTTTATGATGTCGCAGACGTTCCGGTTGAAGAGCTTGATGAATTTATTGACTCGCTTACTCATTCAGCACTAGAAGATATTAATGAGTTTATTTCAAAGCAGCCGGTTTTGAAAGAGGACATTAAATTTAAATGTAATGCATGCGGCGCTGATAATGAATTTGAGCTAAGGGGGTTTCAGTCTTTTTTCAAATAAGCCTTTCGCATGATAGTTTGGTTAACCATTTCCAAACTAACTTTGCTATGATGCAACACCATAAGTATAGCTTAACAGAGCTTGAAAATATGATTCCGTGGGAAAGGCAAGTATATATTGAAATGTTGCTGAACTACATAAAGGAACAAAACGAAAAAGCTAAACAAAGGCAATAGTCATGGCAGAGGAAAAAATCTTACAGGATATTTTAAGTGTGATGGAGCGAGAAGCTGCATCTCAAAGATCTAGGCCAGTCAAACTCGGTAATGCTGCGGTTGGGCAACAAATCGAACAGTTAGCCAATGCTGGTAAAGTGGCTGGTATACTACTATCGATAAAAGATGATTTTCTAGCAATTCCTGAAGCAATAACAGAAATTCCTGAAGCTGTAGAGGAGAGTACAGAAGTTCGCGAAGAACAAGTAAACGTATTTGAATCGTTAAAGGACAATATTAATTCTATAGGAACCGGTTTAGGTAAATTTACTAAAGCTGTCACTGTTGATCTTGCAGATAACTTAAAAAATATCGGCGAGTCTTTAAAAGAAGGTGCAAAAAAGACTGGCAAGTTTGTTTTAACTGTTGTTGCAATAGCTGGAATTATCGCTCTCGCGGTTAAGTTTTTTGAAGGATTCTTCAAAACAGAAGGCACACTGGCAGATAAAATCAAAGGCGGATTTATGAGCATATTAGATCTGCTACCTGAACCAATTAGAAATGAAATCATTGATGTGTTTAATCAAATAAAAAAAGAATTAGCACCTTATGTAGAAGAAATAAAACAAATTTTAGCCCCAATTTGGGAAGAGGTTAAATTGTGGTTCAATGAAACGTTACTGCCGGAATTAAAACAAGCGTTTTCCTATTTAATTGATCTTATTTTAGAAGAAGCCGAAAAACTTAAAAAATCGGCAACAGAATTCTTGCTTACCGGCGATGCGGACGAACCTGATCCAAACACAGGCAAACCGAAAACAGGTACTGGAGTACTTGAAGGAGAATCGGGAGCTAAAATTGGTGCTATCGGCGGCGTACTAGCCGGTGCCGCCATCGGTGCAAGAGTCGGCGCGACGATAGGCTCTGTTGTTCCAGGCGCTGGCACTTTAATCGGAGCTTTGATTGGTGGTGGAATTGGCGCTGCTATCGGTTTTATGGAAAAAGATGAATTTTTTGTTTGTGTTGAAGGCGGGGGCGGTGATGCGATAATAAGAACTATTGAACCCAGCGCCAAAAATATCAAAGACTTTGTTTCGCCCTTAGGTTTGCCGCCGGCGGCCTTTCCAGGCGGGGGGATGGCAGTTCCTGGCATGATGGCGCAGCCAATAACACAGCCACCACCGGACGTCGAAATTCCGACTAATACAAATGGTGCTGTAATAGAAGCAATATCTGAACGGTTGAATCCCCCGCCGGGAACACCTTCTACCGGCATAACTACTATTGATAATAGCAGTACCTCTATTGATAATAGAAGTACCACTATTGTTAATAACGAAAATAATCACCCCGGGCGTGGAGAATACGGATATTAAAAAAGGGGCCCGAAGGCCCCTGCTTTAATCCTCTTTTGCAAGCTTCGCAAAGAAGCTCATTGCGTCATCTTCACCATCATCATTAGTTGGCTCAGATGCTGCAGGCGTACTGGACGGGAAGTCCATCGGGATATCATCCGTTTCATCAAGCGACACAGACTCTGCTGTTGTCAACGTTTGTTGAACCGCTGAATCACCAAGTACTTCGTACAACTTCTTGCTTAGCTCAGCATACGACTTATAGAAAGTCGGATCAGTGAACTCACCAAGATTGTGTAGCTGGTTGTACACAGCTTCAAGTTGAGTATCATCACCACCAAGCAATTGTGATGGATCAGCAAACTCAGACTTATCGTAGTTACGATAGCCTTCTACATTACGAATCTTCAACTTAAAGTCAGCGCCACCCCAGAAGTCAAACGGGTTGACCGGTTGTTCATCTTGGAACTGTGGCTGCATAACATCCATAATCTTGTCAAAGATCTTCTTACCGTATTCGTACATGAATACTTTGCCTTCATTATCCGGATTACCCGGATCACTTACAACGTACACATTAGATACATAATGCAACCGACGTTTTTGTGAACGTGCCACTTCCTTATCTTCATCGCGACCTGAGTTCCAGAGGCGAGAGTTCAATTCGGACACGGGATCGTCTTTACCAATAGACGTCAAAGACTTTTCGATGTACCAACGACCTGTCGGCCCCTTGAATCCATGATCCCAATAACGAACCCATGGAACATCTTGACCTTCTGCTGCTGGTAAGAAACGAAGAACGGCGTAACCGTTACCTGCCTTGTCGACCGTGGGTTTCCACTTACGTTCGTCGACGTAGGACTTCTTTTCACCTCCGCCACCTGCGGCTTCGGCTGCTGCCAATAATTTACTAATTGCGCTAGAACTATTGGACTTCATGTTACTGAATGACATATGTATCTCCTATATTTAACAATGTATGTACAATGTATGTTTTTTAATTATGTGTATATTATAACAAATCAACCACATGTTGTAAACAACTCTTTTGTGATTTTTTTCATCTTTTCCATATTTATCCACAAAGGGACAAAAGCTTTGTAATTTAAAATTTGCTTTTTCTGATCAGGCCAGATAAAGTTGTCGGTAACCATCTTATCTAACGGGGTTATATAATCTACTAATACATCAAGAATCGTTGCGGTCTCGAGTGTAACGTTACCGGAAAACATTTCATCTACAATGAATGGCCGCTGATCGATTACAAAGAGTGATTCAAAGTTATCGTATTTCTTTAAGTCATTCTTGTAGATATATGATATACGCTGCAGCTTACCTTTATAGTCGTCGTATACTTCGTCAGTCATATCACCTATCCAAGTGTTCTGCTGTAATACATTCGATACCGCGTATCTGATTACATCATCCGGATTCGGATATTGTGACGCTAGCTTACGATAAAAGTATTGATCTCGCCGTCCCGCAAACTTTCCGGGAGTAAACCATTTCATCTTATAGTTGTACTTGACCGCGTCATACGTACTATCAAAATGTCTTATCACGGAATTTACAATACAGAACGCCTGGTATGGATCTGTCTTAGGCAAATAACGAGTTTCCTTGCGTGTTTGGGATAACATTATACCTCATTGCTTCTGCTTCAAGTTTTGCTTTCAACGGTCCTTTGACAAGCTTTGCTATATCATGAGGGTCAATCTCATGCTGCTCGCATATCTCTAAAAGGGCTTCACTGTATTTCAATCCATCCGTGTGCACCAATAGGCATACCTTTTCAGCTAGTGATTTTTTTGTGAATGCTACTGGTATTTCCGGCTTCTTTTGTGCCATTATCTTTTTTTCCTTTTCTGTGAGCTGACCAATCGATCTCATCGTAGGCCTGTTTATAAAGTTTATCATTATAGCCCTTCTTGGGCGTCATACCTTTTCCCATATCAATACTCCATTATTAACGGAATAGATAATGCAAGTGCAATAAGGAAATGCGTACTGTAGTGTTCTATCCCGCCAATCATGCCGAGCTGCCCACATATTATGTTAAGTATAATACAACTTAATCCTAATACTCTGAAATGTTTATTTTTCATAATACCTCTTATTTAACAGATAAAATTACGCAATGATCGTTCATCCGACCATTGACCGGTTTCTTATTTTTGGCAAACTGTTCCCAGTTGCCAGACTCTAAAACTTCTTGATGTTTACCTTTACGGATGGTAAACTGATAACTCTTCTTTTCGTCAAAGTTCTTAATCGACGTACCCGCAACCTCAAATCCGTTACGGCCATTTGCAAAGTATACCTGCAGCTTATTTGTTTTCGTATTTATAACGACTGCTTCAACTGCTCCAGGCAGCTTAACCGCTGACACACTACTCACTTCATAACCATCACCTTTAAACTCTTTGCAGTACTTTAGGTTCTTGACTTGTAGACCAGCAGACTTAACTTTTTTCTGACGTGGCGCACGTGATTTTTTCTTGTGTGCCTCATACTTATCTACATCAGCGATTGCATCTTTAAGTGATTTACAGATGTAGTTAAGCTCACGCTTACTCAAGAACGAATAACCTTCGATCGCTTGATCATCTGTAAGGGTTTGCGCAAGCTCAAAGTCTTGAAGATATACATCTAACCACTGACGAACAAACCGACAACCGTTAGCCGGAACGTTATTTTGTCCAAGCAAATCCATAATCTTAAGATCACATTTTTCGTGACTTGCCCAAATATCAACAATCGCGTCAATTTCTGTAAGGATGTTATTGCTGATCTTTTCCTCAAGAAGTGTCATCGGAGATTTACGAACCGCTTTTGGTTTCGTATCTTCCTCTTCAACTGGTTCTTTTTCCCACAGCGCATAGATTCGACATTCATCATACGCTTCTTTTACTTTCTTATCAAAGTATTCAAGACGGTTTGCGTGTGAACCAAGACCTGGATGCTCGGTCGGCATACCTTGATTAATCATACGTGCAAGCTTTGCTGCAGTGAACAGATAGCTGCCCGCTTTCTTGTGATACTTCTTGATCAGCTTTATCACTGTTTTACTGTGCCGCTGTTCAGCGACCGCAAAAAAGTCTTTCTTTAAATCATCAAACTCGCAGTAGTACCCGTAAAATTTAAGAGCATTCTGAACTTTGATTCCAAACTCAACATTACCTAAACTTTCCCAGTCGTGCCAATTAGGTTCTTGACCGGTGTGTTTACCGTCGGCTGCAAAAAACGTGCCGTCTCGATTCAACTTTGCCATAATTAATATCCCCATTCATCAGTGTTAAGATTGAGCCCGAGGTCAGCGTTACCATTTGTCATTATGCCGTATTCCTCTTGAATATCGTAATCCGCAGCACCGATTCCGCCAAGCTCACTATCATTCATTCCATCATCATATAGTTTTGGATCTCTCATAATCATACCTCCATTATACACAGTTTAATAAGTTTGTACATCTTAAAATTAATATTTTGCGCCAATAATCCAGGCGATTATACCCATAATCGCACCTATTCCGACAATTACAGCAATGATACTGATGTCGGCCAGACCGAAATAAAATCCGGTACACAATCCAATAAATCCATCTTGTAATCGACTAACGTTTTGTTTTATCCACGCTTTCACGCTTCCTCCTTTGTTGTAAATGGTGTCAACCACGGAAACATAATTCGACATAACAAAACTAATATTTGCAGTGGCACTACAATAAGTACACACGCAAAACTTAAAATCTCTGCTGCTAAAGCCCGACAGTCGTTCATAATATTCATGTCGACTTTACTAAAATACTCACTCGAATTCATTTAATCTTTCTTTTATCATTACACGCAGATCGTAAATCCGTGCTAGCAGCTCGGCGTCATGACCGCGATACTTCTCGACTACATCTTTTGTAAACTCGAGCTCACTATCGATAGCGCGGAACCGGGCCTCTACAGTCATCGCCGGCGTTGGCACATTAATCTGATCTAACATATCGTCGTCTACATACATACTACATTCCTTCCGTTTCTACATCGTTAAAAATTTCATTTTGGCAATCTTGGCACCACCCCGATATCGAGTATTCTACCCGCGATATTTCGCTGTCGAAATGAAGCGCTGAATCCCCGCATTTCACACATTTGTTTGCCCGAATATACGCCCGTCGGTTTTTCCCGCCATTGAGCTTTGTCAATAACTCTTCGACTTCTGATGATTTATTTGTCGGAACTGCCATAATATACCGTCCTTAATACTTCTAGTGATCCTATTGAGTTTTCTAAAAATTCTTTTGTTGAGGTCTTACCCTCTTTTAAGTCACTCAGGTGCATCTGTATACCTGACTGAATTGCGTAGATCATTTCATCTACAGTCGGCTCTGGCCTATCGATAAACTCACCCGTTGGAAATTTTTGTAATGTCATTTTTTATCTCCCTCAATCATCTATACATATATTACCACAGTTCTACCAGCAATGTACACACTTTTTTTACTTTATTTGTAAACGTCAGTAGTTTTCCAATGGCTAGTATCGAGTAACGTCGGACCCCGATAGAGAATCGACTCAAGCTTCTCGATCAGTTTGTCGATGTTGTAATGACCATCGCCATCGTAAAAGTAAATCATTAAGTCATGCGGAACAACCGAGCTTTCCGGATTTGCCAACCACTTAACGGCTTTAAGCGACGGGAAAAACTCGCCTAAACGAGTGAATGAAATTTCACGGCCGGGACCGACAAACTTCTCTTCCTCGTACAACTCACTCAACACATTCTCAATTTCTGTTTTTGTCATTAACGCCATAATATCTCCTTAACCATTAATCTGAGATGCCCAATAAGCAATTTTACCTTTATTCCACCGAGGATAAAGAACTCGCTCAACCATTCTTCTAGACTTTAAATAAGCATCACCAAAAAGAGTAATACCCATAAAAGGATCATTTTTAATCCATTTTCCGGTAATTGTCTTAGGCTCACCGTCAATCAAAAGAGTATCTCCGCTCTTGATTTTCCACGTTGGAACAATTTCTGTCTTTCTCATTTTTCCCTTTCGATTAACACTGTCATCATCACCAATCACGTATTAATTATACCAAAGGGTACCAGAAATGTACATATAAAGTTTCGCCCGTAAAGCCTTGTCTGCCAAGGACTTACGTAGATTTCCATAAAAAAATAACTAGCTTATGTAAGTGATTCAGTATCAACTAGTTATATACGATATCGGCCAGATGAGACTCAAACTTCTCAATCGTTGCAACACGATTTGGCCACAATATGTATTCCTTATCAGGATTTTGTTTAAGGTTAGCAAGCAGCGGTTTAATCGCATTATGTAGTTTCTTTAGCTTCTCTTCGTTTTCAGAAGCAGTACTTGACGCCGAACTTGCTTGTTTTGCGATTTCGAGTTCGTTTTCGTTTACTGCCGTAAACCCGAAATCTTCGATTGTCCAAAATTCTTCTGACATACTATTCTCCAGGGATTAGGTTTTTTGCCATACATATTGATAACTTACAGGAACGTCTTCAGGCTTATTGAACCTTTTGACTTCTCTTTTAATTGCATTTAATTCTTTAATAATTTGATTTAGTTTTTTAATGTCTACGTCATTACCTGCTGCTTGGCTGTCATAAAACGCAGTCAGCGCCTTTTGCACATCAAACAACTCGTTACCAATAACATTACCGGGAAGCCGCATAAAAGCCTCTTCTAATGTTTCTCCGTCTAAAACTTCTTTTGATGTTTCCATTAAATCTTTCATATTACTCTCCTGATATTAGTTTAATTTTTTCTCGTTCTGCTCTCAGAACCTTCATTTTGATATTCAGCCGAATTAAATCGTTATCAAGCGCTGCAATATCTTTTTTTAATTTACCGAGTGATGATCCGCACTCGTCTAAAGCTGGGTCAATAGTCTTTGTAACCCACTTCCAAATGTACCAAATAAAGTATCCGCAGAAAATAAGTGCTACAACAGGAAATCCAACCTGT